GTTACTAAAAGAAGTGTTTTACTCATAAGAAAATCTGTTTCTTTCGGTAAACATCCATCTTTTACATAATGCCATTCATTAGCCTTGTTATAGCCGAACTCCGCACCAACCAAAAGGGATTATATTACCCTTGATGTAATCTTCGTCTTTTCAGTCAATCGTTTTAAGTATCAAAAACATAGTTTACTCCTATTTTACACTTCACCATTTGGATAAATTGGTCTCCAGTTTAATACATTATCCAAAACTTTTCCATCTTGATTTTTCCAAACCGAAGATTCTTTCTTATCATCGACCCAAACATTTTTGGCAATATCGAATCTTCCATCATCTAATTGAACTAATAACCAATTTTTATCATCATTTTCATATAATCTTTTTATAGAGGGCTCACCTTCATGATATGCCTTATATTCTATGAAGTGCAAACAGCTATCAACAAAATCAGAGTCATCTTCACCAACCATTTTATTCAAAAGCATATTGACAAAACCTTGCTTAGACAAATCATTATCATCAATCAAAGTAAATGCTGGAAAGTTAAGTCTATTAATTTCTTTCAAAACTGCATAAGCTCCAGATTTGAATAAATCCTTAAATAGAGTTGTTGATTTATCATCTGATTTAACTTTTTCAAAATATTTTTCTGTTAAGGTTGTGATATTCATAATTTACTCCTCTGGTATCTCACGCCATTCTTTAACTTTAAATCCGCTCACTTCATCTTCCCCTATATTTTCCAAAAACTTAAACTCTTTCGTGCTAGGGTCAAACCATAAGAAAGCATTAAATGTTTCTTCTGATTCATAATAAAATACTTTACACCAATATTCTTTTTTCTCTTTCGGCAAATCTCCGTTAGTAACGATGTGCCATTGTTGAGAGTGTTCTTTTTTCTCATAAATACCCGATTTAACATATCCACCTTTTATCAATCGTTTGAGCATTTCTTCTACAGTAGGTTGATTTTCTTTTCCACCATCGATATATGCTTGTTTTATATCTTCGGAAATATCTAAACTTTCGGACAAAGACGGATTATCATATTCTGTGAACTGTGTTTTATTTGCATATTCTTTTGCTTTCTTTTCTAATTCTTTATCTGTCATTCTTTTACCTCCTTTTTAATTATTCTCGATTATCAGGAAAAATTATATTTTCAATTTCTTCTTCTGTCATATTTGTAAAATGTTTTTGCAAATTACCAAGAATTCTATTAGCTTGAATATTCAAAGCGTCTTGAAAAGCGTCTTTTACAATATCTCCAGAATCATGAATTGCAGGAAGTTCACCTCTTTTGTATCTGCTCCACAAATCATTTGTATTATTTATTTCTACTAGATTTATCGCTCGTTCAATGCAATCTATTTTTCGTTTTAATTTACGTAATTTTTCTTTTGCTTCTTCTGTATCTATGGTTCTATGATTGCAGAATCCAAGTGGGTCATTTTCATAAAACTTTATAAAAATTGATTTTTCTTTTGTGTCTTGTACGTATTTCATTTTGTTTTCTCCCATTTATCAAATCTTTTCAACGCAATCAACAAATCAACTAAAGCCTTAATCAATTTGTAACAATCACTTTCAATAAGTTTTTCGTTTTCTTCTTTTGTCATTTTTTTTACTCCATCATTTGTTTAATTATCTCAACAGAAACTCCGTTTTTATACTTTTCTTTTATCGCTTGGATTTTTTCAAGTGGATTTATATATTTTTTTCCACTTGCTCTAATATCATATTTCATTCTGTTTTGCGTCCACGAATAAACTTGATGGTAAATTTTTCTACATTCCGACCCCATACAAATAAATCCTTTTGTTACTGCTCCACACAAAACACATTTATTTTTAATTGGTGTATGAGTTTGTCGATATAAAGCACATCTTTTTTTGTTGGCAACTTTTCTGCATTCATCAGAACAGATTGTTTGCCTGTAATCTCTTGGAGAAAAAATAGCACCACAAACTTTACAAGTTTTCATTCTGCTACATCCTTTATAATGGACTCAAATAATTTATAATACTCTAAATGTTTTTTTATGCTTTTATTATAAAAAAATCTGCGTATTTTAGAATATAAAATTACTATTGGAATAAAAACAAAAGGATAATCGCAATATCCGTTAACATAAGCATTGCCTAATCCGTGTTTGCAATATTGGATTATATCTTTCCCATTACTTTCATTAGACTGGTCTAACTCGTAACAATAACGACATTTTTCGCAAATCATTCTTTCACCTCATCAAAGTATTTTGAATCTTCATTAAAACTGCTCCAACTTGTGCAAGTTCTTTTATTGAATTAATTGTAAATATATTGAAACTATCATCAACAGAATATTTTATAATTTTTGTTTTATCTTTTTTGATATAAGTCCAAATATAATCTATTTCATTCTTTAATCGTTTTATACAATCTTCAACATCTTCTACTTCTTCCAAAAGAACTGCACACCCCTCGTGAAGTGAGTGATATTTTTCGCCAAACTTTTCACAAGCATTTTTGTATTCTGCTTGGATTAAGTCATTTACTAATTTTTCTGTTTCTGGACTAAAACTCATTTTTCTAATTCCTTATTTTCTTTTTTTATTTCTGCTTCTGCGTCGATTCCAGAAATTTCTTTAAAAATTTCATTATTCCAGTTAGGAAGTTTAAGAAGTTTTTTATGTTCTTCTTTACTTGCTTTATCCCAAGCCAATCTAAACGCTTCTTTGTATTCAAGAGATTTTAAAAAGCCACCACAGGTTTTTATCTCTTGTTTATGTTCTTTTTTTTCATCTCCTATAATCTCACGAAGGATTGTAATTGAATTCGTTCCGTACTTGTCGTCTTGTTTTATATATTCACCTGCGATAATTTCGCAAATTCTTGATTCTGAAAGTTTGTAATTACTTTCTTTTTCTATAGCAAAAAGTTCTCGACAAAAATGAAATACTTTGTCAGTACAACATTCTAAATCTTCTTTTTTAGTGTCTTTTGTGTAAGTTTTTCCAACTTCAAACCGGAATCCTCGACAACATAAATTTTTGTCAAATGCTTTGTATCCTATCATACCTTACCTTACTCCTTTAAAATAAAAAACCTATCACCTTTTTTCACCTAGTCATCTAGGGTTGCGTTGAAAAAAGATAATAGGTTAGTAATAGTCTTAAACAAATACGCAACTCTTTATTTAAAACAACTAGTATTAAAATTAATACTAATAATCAAACTATAATATAAAATTTACGACTTGTCAATAGATAAAGTTTTAAATTTAATACTCAATCAACCTCCGGATAATACCTAACCCACGATCCACGACAATAAGGATGCAATATCCCCATAGGCAAATCTCCATCTACTTTACCTTCCCATATTGCATAATCAGCATACTCATCCTTGATATGTTCATCATCCAAAGGAACTTTGCTATAAAGTGCAAGTTTCCCTTTTATTTTTTTACATTTTGAACAAGTGTTATCATCTATCACTTCAAACCTTTTAAAATAGATTTTTTCATTTTCGTCTGAATTAAAAACTTCTTCTTTGATATATGCATTATTAACTGTATTTTGGATTTCACTATCTGCAATTTTTTGAAAATCTCGATTAAGTCCTACACACTTATCAAACAAATTTTGAGAAACAACTCTCTTCGATTCTTTGTTTTTAATTCCGTCAATAATAACTTGCTGGATTTCATTTTTAAGAGAATCTTTTACCCTTGATATTCTTTGCCCTACACTCTGCATCGCAACTTCAATTCTTGCTGCCCGTTCCCTTGATATAGGTTCACCAATAATAGTTTTTAAATTTTTTATATCATCCGAAATCCAATCAAAATGTTTTCGTTTATATACAATGTCCGAAAGTTTTTTCTTCTGAATTGCTTCAAAAGAATTAGTTTTTGCAAGACGATCTAAAATCAGTCCTAACGTTTCACCTTTTAAAACTATTTTTTCACCATACCCCATATAATTTTTATTAAGCATTTTTTCTAATTCTTCTACAAATTTATCCCACTCTGCTTTTTTCACAGGTTCTCCTGTTTCAGGATTGTATATTATTTTCCCTTTATGAATTAAATTTGCTTTTCTTACGATAGTAATTTCAGGTAAGTCAAAAAATGAAATTACGAAATTATAAATCTTTTTTGTTTTTTCAGTAATTTCATTAACAATCTGATTTGTTAAATCTTCCTGACTGGCATATACAAAGGCCTCTCCTTTACTTGCCTTAACTTTAGTATCTAATGTAAATGCCAATGAATGTACAGCTTTTTCAATTTTGTTTTTATCAAAATCAGTAATTCTCATTAAAATATCATTATATTTTCTTGAGAAATCTAATTTTTTTGAAATATGCTCAATTACAAAAGGTTTGTTATTATAAATAGCGTTTAATGCCTTTTCTACTTGCTCAACTTTTCTTTGCTTATTATTTTCAGTAATATCAGTTATTTCAATATCAAAGGATTTGTGTATTCTACTACCTTGTTTTGAAAATACAAAAGTTTTGAATTGTTCTACAGTTAATGTTTCCATACTTCCAAAAAATCCTGGTCTATCATATTGTTTCATATATGCTTTTTTGGCTGCATCTGCACTTTCAAAACACAACATACA